AAATGAAAGTCGCACCAACCCTGTTCATTGTGACAGATTTTGATGCAGCCATTCCTTCCACCTTTGGGCGTTGGGCTAATGTAAAACACCCAAAACATGCTTCTCCACGGAAGGCATTCAAGCACTTTCCTTGTTCTATGCATGTATCAGGTCTACTTCTTTCATGAATGTGTCGACACAATTTACAGACAACCCGATTTTCAGGGCGGACTATAGCACTGTAAGTCTTTTTAGGACTAATCAGTTTTGGACTGATCACAACACTTTCAATTTTTGGTGTAGGCTGTGGTTTAACTTTCTTCGAGATGGAGGTGGGACCTTCCGGTTTCTTTACGCTTTTGCGACCCAAATCAACCAACTCGTCAAACGCCTTCTTTTGTTTAAGACGGCGGTCGGCGATAAATTGTTTAACTTTATCACCAACAAGTTTATCCATATTCCCAATCCTATCATAGAGACCAACTCCAGCCCAAACCGTCAAAACAGCTTCACGTTGTTCGGCGGTTGGGTCGGGGTTCTTCCGCACAAGAGCCTTTGCGGCATCAACATCATGCTTAAGAGCCTCTTGATAAAATTCTTCACAAATTCTCTTAGCGTCAGCAAAATTAGACGACGACGGAACAGCTGCTTTCGCGGCCTGAACAATTGCCGAATTAGAACCAGCAGCGAGGGAGGGAACCCCCCTAGCGCCACTAGAACCACCAACGTTCTTCTTAAATGCTGTATTCTTCCATGCTCGGAAATCCTTGCGGGACCTATAAGCACGGCCGAAAACTTCCCAGGATCCAGAGTATATCTGTTCCACCCGGTTGGAAGCATCTTCCAATTTCTGTAAATATGTGTTAACAAGAGCACGATTTTCATCAGTGTCCTTGGCAGCACGCATATGATCAAGAGCCTCCGACGCGAAATCGCGTTCCTTATACAAGATTGCTAACTCATCACAAGCCGCTTCCGAATACCCTTGAGCATATTTATCATTCCAATATGTCTTGACCGCCTTGTCAAACTGGTCGTCAAAACGAGATGTCCCATCATTATAGTGGACCCATCCGTCGACACCAGCTCCCTTTTTACCTCCTTCGAGGGTAGGGGATTCGATGCAACAACGCATAGCCAAAATTGCCAGGTTTGCATCGTAACAACGATCAATCAAATCCATCATTTCGATCCCCCAAGATTTTGGAAAAGTGCCCTCAAGAGCTCTCCTCACAACATCCTGGGTTAAGGGGCAAGTAAAATGATATGTGGTGGGACTATCCCAGACAATATCAATCTTACTTGGTCGGGTGCCTCCTCCTTCGAAGAGAGCCAAACCGGCCTCACTACACTCGTGAACCCAAAAGGCGAAACGTTCATCAACAACATAACCAACGACGAAGAAGATGCCCACAACAAGTGCGCCACCTCCAAGAGCCACCAAGGCTCCTTTCGACAACTTGAGTAACACCTCTGTTAGAGCTGGTATCAAGCTTTCAAATTCGCCATCTTGCGCAACCTCACCGAGATTGGCAATAGCATAATCCTCCTGGAGAGTCGTGTATTGTTTCAAAAAATCATCCAAGTCACGCATCTCATCATATTCCAATTGAGGTCTAGATTTAGGGAGGTCATACCACGTATGTATAAGTCCATCAGTGACTTCTCCAGGGACAAGAGCAGCTATCTTGTTTTTAAGCCGCGATATCTTAC